GCCTCCCGCCTTCCCGGGAAACGCGGCCGGCCTGACCGTGTATCCGACCTTCATCATCGGTCGCGGAGCCTACGCCCAGGTCGAACTCGACAACGTCAAGTTCACCTACCTGAAGGACGCCGACAAGTCCGATCCGCTCAACCAGCTGCGGATCGTCGGGTGGAAAGCGTTCTACGGTACGCTGCTCTCCAACGTCCAGTTCATGGCCCGCATCGAAAGCGTGTCCGCCTACACGACCTCTTTCACCTAACTTGATCTAGGCTAGGCGGGTAAAACCGCCTAGCTTGACCCAAACAAGGAGGGCCAGATGGCCTACGCTATTCGATATCAAATGGATGTGGTCTGGATCGGTGACGGCCTTGGCCCGATGGGCGCCCTGACCACCAGCCTCAACACCGGCGGCGGTGGCGGCGCCCAGGTGAAGTCGTTCTTCCAGACGACCCTGGTCCCGGTCCCCGGCGGCGATTCGCCGACCGCGGCAAACTTCAACACGGCGATCACCGGCACGATGACCACCGACCTGGAGGCTCAGGTCCTGGCGAACCTCGGGCAGCTGCAGGGCTTCGCTACGGGCGGGGGCTAATCCATGACGAAAACCCTCGGCACTTCGACCACCAGCGGCCTCACCGCCGTCTCGTACTTGCCGGGCTACGGGTCCGGCATGTCGACCTCCGATCAGGCCGCTATCCAGAACGCCATCAAGGACGATCTGGGCAACGCGCACAACCTTCTGGGCGGTGCGTTTCAAGGCGGTCAGCTGTTCATTCCTAACCGGGGCGTCCTCACGGTGCTCCCCGGCGATTGGGTAGGCGTTGACGCCAATGGGTGGCCTATCCTAGTGTCCAAATACTCCATCGCTACCGGCGGATGGACACACAGTTAACCGGAGGCCCCCGTGGCTAAATCCCTCCCCGTCGACGAGATCATCGACGACGCCGAATTTCTCGGGCTGGAGCCGGCGGAAACGCCGGCTTCCGCGCATCCCATCTTGTCGGCCGAAGAAGTCGACGCTGCTCGGGCCAAGGCTCGTAAGCGCATCGAAAACGAGCGCAAGGTTTCGGCCATGCGCCAGATCGAGGACCAGGAAACCGAGCGTCTGCGTCGCGAAGAAGGCCTGGTTTCCGGAATCTCCGGCGAGGACGTCATGGTGTGGGTGACGATCGATCTCCCGCCGGAAGCGGCGAGCATCGCCATCAACGGCGAAGCCTACCACCACGGTCATTCGTACCCCGTGCCCAAGCATGTTCAGCGGTCCTTGGCCGAACAGATGCAGGCGTCGTGGCGGTCCCACGATCTGGCGGACGGCAAGTCCACCTCCCAGATGTTCCAAGGTCGTCGAAACAGTAAGGTCGACGGCAAGACGGGAATCGTCGATAACGCTCCGAGGCGCTTCGATGCCGTCCACTGAGGAAGGCAAGAACGTCGCGGTCGGTTTCTCCCTGGTCGTCGGTCTGTCCGACAACAGCCAGATCACCTTCCAATCGGGTTTTGAGGGTGACGAAACCGACGAAGCGGTCAACGCGCGTATCGACAGGATCGTCCGCATCGCGCACCGGCAGAAGGCCCTGAACCAGATCCCCGATGTCGAGCGCGATCTCGCGCAGCAGCGGGCGACCCTGGCGCAGTTCCGGGAGGACCTGGAGCGGGTCAATCTTGACCATGACAAGCAGCAGGCCCAGCGGGCGCTGGAGATCGAGGAACGGGTTTCGGCGCGTGAGACGGAGCGCCGGAAGTTCGAGGCCGAGATCAACACCGCGATCCTGCAGATGCAGGAAGCCCGGCAGGCTCAGTGGAACGAAGGCGCCATGGAGCATCAACGCTCCGGTCGCGCCAGCAGCTACAAGCCCGCCGGCGTTCGTGCGACCAACATCGCCAAGATCGAAAGCGCGATCGAGAAAGCCAAGGAGAACCGTGAAGGGGCTCTGGAGGACTTCGATCGCGACTATGATGCTCGCATCCAGACGGCGCGAGACGAGATCGAACGGGCGGAAGCCGAGCGCGAGCAATCGCTTCGCAGTCTGAACATCTCCGTGAAGCACTATCAGGAAGCGATCTCGGCGAGCGAGGAAAAGCTCTCCAAGGCGCAGGCCCTGGTCGGGAGATGACATGGCTCTTACCGCGGCGCAGCTATGCACAAATGCGGCCCAGGTCGCAAAGTGCCCGGGCTATACGAGTCAGGCCGGACAAGGTCTGAACCAGATACTCGGTGATCTGTGCCGCGCGTGGGACTTCGAACTCGCCGCCAAGACGACGTACTTTAACTTCAACCCGGGGCTGTCGGCGCTGGTCGGTAACAGCATTTACGGCTCCGGGCCCTACCCGCTTCCCACGGACTTCCTCCGCATCAAGGACGACAAGTCCGCCTTCTGGACCCTTCCGGGAACCGGTGTGGTCTATCCGCTGATCCCTTGCGATCTGTCGGAATTCGACATGATGGTGCAGCAGGCCGGAACGCAGTCCTACCCGTACATCATCGCCACGGACATGAGCCTCGGGGATGAGACGACGCAAGGTGATAATACGCCGGTGTGCTATGTCTACGCGCCTCCGAGCGGCGCCTATCCGGTGACGATCCGGTATTTCGCTCAGATGCCTGACATCTACATGCCGGAAACTTCGGCGACGATCCCTTGGTTCCCACACCAGGGGTATCTGCACATGAAGCTGTCGGCCTATCTGATGGGCTTCACCGATGACGTGCGCCAAGGTGAGTGGGACAAGGCGGCTAACGAGCTGCTACGTGAGTACCTGATGATGAAGGACAATCGTAGCAACCGGGCTTCGACCGTGAAACTAGACCGCCGGCGGTTTGGCCGGGCGTACACGACGCTCCCGAACACGAAGACCGTCGGTTGGGTGGTAGCACTTGCGCTGTTGGGTGGTAGCGTGCTTAGCTCCTTGTACAACAAGGAGGTGCAGTATGCTCACGGACGAGCAGAGGCTTCGGCGCAACGAATATATGCGGGAGTGGAAGCGTAAGAACCGCGAGAAGGTCAACGCGATAAATCGCTCGGTCAAGGCCAAGAACCCTGAAAAATACCGGGGGATCAATCGGCTATCCATGGCCAAGGCGCGGTCCGAAGACCCCGATCGGTTCCGGGATTTGGCCGACCGGTACCGAGACAAGAACGCACCGAAGTACCTATTAGACCACGCCCGATGGCGGGCTAAAAAGCTGGGGGTCGCATTCTCATTAACCGAGCAGGACGTAAAAATTCCGGAATTTTGCCCGGTGCTCGGTATCAGGCTAGAGTGGAGCCGAGGTCGTCGAGCTTCAGCAAACAGTAGCTCGCCTTCGTTAGACCGGGTCGAAGGTGCTAAAGGGTATGTGCAAGGGAACGTGGTCGTGATCTCTAACAGGGCTAACTTCCTCCGGAACAATGCGTCTGCAGAAGAACTTCGCCGTGTTGCGGAGTACGCGGGCAAAGTGGAAGGCGGATGGAGGCCCTGATGCCTATCCGAGGCTCCAAGAACCTGGTCTTCAAACCCCGCGGACTCTCCGACGCGGTCGACGGGACCAACGTGTTCCCCGGAGCTCTGAAGATAGCGACCAACTTGATCCCGTCCAGCGACACCCAAGATACCTGGGTCCCCCGGCCGGCCGCCGTCGAACTCAGCAGCTACTCCGGGTTCACCTCGCCCGGGTTCGTGTCCGCCTCCCTGGTGGTGGGGAACATCGAATACGGCATGATCGCCAGCGGGCTCCATGCCGGCAAGGATCAGCCGTACGCCTACAACCTGCTGACGGGGACCTTCCTCACGGTCAACGGGATCCAGTCGACGAACGTCCCTACCAGCCCGGTTACGACGGGATCCTGGACGCCGCCGATCATGTCCGTGGTCGGGAACCGTGTGATCGTCTGCCACCCTGGCTTCCCCGGCGGCACGGTCAAGTTCGGTTGGTTCGATCTATCGAGCTTCAGTTACACCGGCAGCATCGTCACCAACGGCACCACGACGATCACCAGCGCGACAAACCTCCTGACCAGCGGCGTCCAGCCGGGCCAGACGATCACCAAGGCCGACATCCCGGCCGGCGCGACCATCGTCTCGATCGCGGTGAACGGCCTGTCCGCGGTCATCTCCGCAGCCGCCACGGGGAGTACGACGTCTTCCGCCACCATCGCCGGCGGGACCTCCACCACGCCCCTGTGGGGCGCAGGGGACACCAACATCAACAACTTGCCGTCGATCCCCGTCAGCGTCGTCCAGTTCAACGGCCGGGCGTACTACGCCTGCGGGATCAACGGCGTGCCCTACACCGACTCTCTGCTTCCGTGCAATCGGACCAACGCCAACCAGGCGCTGACCTTCGCCAATGGTTTGGCGGTGACGGCTCTGGGCCCGCTTCTATTGGCCTCTCCGGTCACCGGTGGCATCGTCCAGGCGGTCATGGCGTTCCAGGGCGCTTCCGCGATCCAGCAGATCACTGGTGACCAAGCCACGTCGAACCTGGCGGTCAATGCGATGAACGTAGCGACAGGGACCTTGGCGCCGCTGTCGATCACGCCGACAGACTTCGGCTTGGCGTTCATTTCTCCGGACGGTCTTCGTGTGATCCAGTTCTCCGGTCAGGTGTCCGACCCCATCGGGTTCCACGGTGAAGGCGTGACCATACCCTTCATCTACGCCGTCCAGCCGACTCGCGTGTGCGCTGCAGCGACGGCTGACGTTTTGCGGATCAGCACGCAAAACGGGAATGCGGTGAACAGCCCCAATCAGGAATATTGGTTCGATATAGCCAAGAAAGTGTGGAGCGGACCGCACACTTTCCCGGCCAGTCTGATCCAACCTTGGGGAGACACTTTCGTCGTCCACCCTGTAGGTATCCCCGGAACGATCTTCCAGAGCGACGCCAACATTTCCGCTGCGTCCAGCTTCACGGAAAACGGGACGCCGCTCCAGTGGCAGCGCATGTCCTGCCTGATGCCCGACAATCAAATGGGCTGCATGAACGCCTTGGTGCAGTCCACCTTGTCCGCATCGCTGCCCACCGGGTACAACCTGACGGTTTCCGCTTTCGACGAGACGGGAGCTACGCTAGGCACTGCTGCTATTATCATCCCCGGAACGGCGACCACTTGGGACGCTTTCAACTGGGGTGGTGCATCCTGGTTGGGAGGCGTCGGCGCTTTCACGCAGCACCGAGTTCCGTGGATGGCGCCAATCGTGTACAAACAGGTGTTTGAATCTCTGCGAGGGCTTTCTGCTTTCGGAGTGGAGATCGGGAACAGCTACTTCAATTTCCAGGAACTGGGCTACATGCTCCAGTAGGCGCGGAGGTCTTCAGTGCGGATCAGAAAATTAACGGCCCTACTGGCTTTCATGGCCGGCCTGGGGCTAGCCTCTTCGGCTCCGGCGCAGATCGTCGGGGTTCTTCCCTACACCCTGACCAACGGCACGACAGCCGACGCTAATCAGGTTCAAGGGAATCTGCAGTACATCGTCAACCAGGTGAACGCTAACGTCGCCACGGCGGTCACCGCGGCGATCAGCGCGGTCCTCCCGGTGGGGACCATCGTTGAATGGAGTGGATCGATCGTGTCCATTCCCACCGGGTGGCACATCTGCGACGGAACGCACGGTACGCCGAACCTGGAAGATTCGTTCGTCGTCGGCGCCGGTAATTCTTACGCGGTGGGTTCGACCGGAGGTGCGACGTCGAACACGCCGACGATCACGGTGGCGGGTCATACGCTGACCTTAGCGGAGATCCCCAGCCACAACCACGGTGTGACTGATCCCGGGCACGGACACGGTGTGACCGATCCGGGACACAGCCATACCTACCAACTAGCGCAGACGGGTCCGACTGCCGTTATCGGAGGGGGCAGCAGCCCTTTGGGCTCCACGACGGGATCGAGCACCGGAACGTCGACTACCGGAATCTCCATCCAAAGCTCGACCACAGGCATCACTGTTCAAAACAACGGGGGCGGGGGTTCCCACACGCACACGGCCAGTTCATCGGCCGTGCCGACGTTGCCGCCCTACTACGCCCTGGCTTACATCATGAAGACATCCTAGGCGTTTTTGACGCGAGCCGACCAAGGCTGTAGTCTCGCGGAACAATTCTCTGGAGAAGGCCATGCGCCAACGAATTCTAGCGGCACTGCTTCTGCTTTGCGCGCTATCCGTCGCCCCGGCGGTATCGTGGGCGCAGACCGGAACTCCGGCACAGACCGTGGCGACGTGCGGCACCCCGAACAATGCTCCCGTGGTCGGCGGTTATTACAGCCTGACCATGAACCCCGCGTCCCAGCTTTGCATCGCGGGAAATATTACCGCTAATCCGAGCGTGATCGACGCGACGTCGACGGATGCCTCCGGCACCGTGACCGCAGGAGGCACCTACCAATTGGTGATCGCGTCCAATGCCTCTCGAAAAGGCTGCTTGATCCAAAACCCGGTGTCCGCCAGCGAAACGCTCAACGTCCGGATCGGCGCTACCACCGTCTACTCCCTGGCCGCCGGAGCAGCGTTGTCCTGCTCGGCTGGCGGCGGTGTGATCGTCTCGGATAACGTCTACGTCACCGGCACGACGACCGGACATGCATTTTCGGCGAACTATCAATGAAGAAATTCCTAGTCACCTTCGCGGCGCTCCTGGCTTTTCCGGCGTTCGCCCAGACCATCACGCCCTCCGGCACGGTGACGAGTGTCGCGGTAACGGCCCCGGCGTTTTTCACCGTGACGGGCAATCCTATCACGACCAGCGGGACCGTCGCGCTTTCGATCACGTCACCGGCGGCGGCTAATTTTCTCGCCTCGCCGACCGGCTCAAGCGGCCAACCGACATTCCGCGCCATCGTTAGTGGGGACTTGCCGGTCATTAATCTGAACACCTCGGCGGCGGGCGGCGTTCAGGGGAATTTGCCGGTCGGCAATTTGGCGAGCGGAACCAATGCTAGCGCGTCAACATTTTGGCGCGGCGATGGTTCCTGGCAAACGCCTGCGGGCGGCGGCAATGTTTACAACGTCGCGACACCCACGAATTTGCAAATCGCCCAATGGACCGGCGCGACGACAATTCAGGGCCTCGCCACGACCGGGACCGGAAATGCGGTCCTCGCCACATCGCCGACGCTGACCACGCCTAATTTGGGCACGCCTTCCGCCGCTGTCCTGACCAGCGCGACGGGCCTTCCTCTGTCGACGGGCGTAACCGGGACGCTTCCGCTCGCCAACGGCGGGACCGGAATTACGACAGCGTCGCCGATGGTCACTCAGCAAATTTTCCTGACGGGTTCGGGTACCTATACGAAGCCCGCCGGAGTAATTTGGATCAGGGTCCGCATGGTCGGCGGCGGCGGCGGCGGCGGCGGTGGCGGGACAGGCGCGGCAGGAAACGGTGTGACGGGCGGCGTATCGACGTTTGGTTCTGCTTTTCTGACGGCTAATGGCGGCCTTTTTGGACAGGCAAATGCCGCGCCGGGTGGCGGCGGCGGGACCGCTAGCATAACGGCTGGCGCTACCGGATTGGCCCTAACGGGCGGTGGCGGTGGCGCTAATGTTTCCCAAGGCATCATAAACGACGTCGTTTCGGGCGGTATGGGCGGGAATTCGGCCTTGGGTGGCGGGGCTCCCAGCGTCGTTTACAGTATGGCGGGCACGGCGGGTGCTTCTAATACCGGCGGCGGCGGTGCCGGCGGCGGTTCTGGAAACAACGTCGGCGCTTATTCCGGTTCGGGCGGCGGCGCTGGCGGATTTGTTGACGCCATTATTACGGCTCCCTCCGCGACCTATGCCTATAGCGTCGGCGCGGGAGGGACGGCGGGTACGGCGGGCACTGGCGGCTATGCTGGCGGCGCTGGCGGCTCCGGCGTGATCATTGTCGAAGAACATTATTGGTATTGAGGCGCGATCATGAACCCCGCAATCCTGAGGGTCATAAAGTCGCTGATTTCGGCGGCTGGAATTACGCCCGAAGTCATCGCCGCCTATATTGACGAATTCCGCAAAAAGGCCGATGCATATGTCTCCGCTCAATTGGAACAAAGCGAGCGGCTTGCTCGGATCGAAGCCCATTTAGGCATAGGCCAAAATCCGCCCCTTCAAATTGAGGACAAAACGAATGTCTGACACTCTCGGGGCTGTCATCACGATTCTCAATTGCCACGCGTCCACGGCCTTCAACGGCACCATCACCTACAGCTTCCTCGTCATCAACTGAGTCAGTTTTAAAGGCGGGGCGGGGCGTGTTGAACGAGAATGAGTGGAACGTGAAACAGTGGGCCGCGGATCACGACGCTAAGGATAACTTCCGGTTCGCCATTGTGTGGCGAGTGTTCGCCGTGGGCGGCGCGGCGGTCCTAGCGGTCCTGGGTTGGTCCTTGAAGTCGCAGTACGACACGGCGTATGCTACGCAGCAGTCGGTACAGCAGATGGGTTCGGCGATCGTGCAGGAATTGCATCGCCAGACTGAACACTTCGACACGGAGAACCAACCCAATGGCTGAGAAGCACGCGCTTAACGGGACCAAAACCCCGCCCGCCACGCAGGACTCGTCTCGCGTTTTGCCGAAGGGTCCTTCGGTCAATTCCGAAACGACCCGGTCCTCCGCGGCGCCCACGCCCAAGACGCTCGGCCCGCGCGAAGCCTGATCCATGCGTCCGGTTCCTCCCCAAGCCCTCGCTCTGGTTAAGTCCAGCGAGGGCTTTCGCGCGTCTTGCTATTCCGATACGGGCGGTCTGCCGACCATCGGCTACGGGCACAAGTTGCGTCCGGGCGATCCGCTCCTGGTTTCGACGATCTCTGAGGCCGCCGCCGAGGAGTTGGCCGAGCAGGACCTGGCGGCGGCCGGCGCTCAACTGACCTCCGTTCTGGGCGACGCGCAGATCACGGAACTCTCGGACGGACAGTGGTCCGCGCTCCTGGACTTCACCTTCAACGAAGGCATCGGCCAGTTCGAGGCGTCGACCCTGTGCGCCAAGATCAAGACCGGACAACTGGCATCCGCGTCGATCGAATTTAACCGGTGGGTCTACGGCAAGGTCAACGGCGTCGAGACGGTTCTGTCCGACTTGGTCGCGCGCCGAGCCTCCGAAACGGCGTTGTGGAATTCATGATCCAGCCGATTGGGTTTATCGACGCAGCGGCCTTCACCGCATCTTACGTCGTCAAGTACAAGCAGCACATGCGAGATGGCACGCTGAAGCTCCGTAGCCGCGACCCGGCCGACGTGCTCCTGGCGGTCGCTGACGAGCCTATTCTGGGGGAATGGAAAGCCGCCGCCGCGCTGCTGAGCCGTTACCGCAGTCATGCACGAAACGCCCTTAAGGACAGCAAGATCGAACTGGGCGAGGCCTGGATCGAGATGCTCCCCGGAGGGCATGGGACACCCTGGCGCCAGTACGAAGACGACTACGCGCAGGCGCACATCAGGACCCGGCTGTGCCTGATCCCCGCGCCGGATGCTTTTACCTACTCGGGCCACTTCCGAGAAATCCTGGCGGTCGGCGTGGTCAACGTCGTCGAACACCGCGTGCTGCATAGCGACACGAACTTCAGCACTTTCCCCCGGGTGCACCTGGTGGTGGACGTGGAGCGGCCGGATGCCCACGAAGTCGAGTAGGCTGTCGTTCGACTGGTGCTCCATCGCGCAGGCTCTGACCGAAGGCCTGGCCGATCTCGCCGAAGCCAATTACGCCGAAGTCGAAACCTACGTCGGCCACTTTCCCCTGGATATCAATTGGGGCGCCTACCAGATGGCCGAGCGCCGCGGGGAACTCCGGTCGATCGCGGCTCGCGCCGGCGGAAATCTGGTGGGGTACGCTTCGTACTCGATCCAACCTCTCAGCCAGAACCAGACGGTGCTTTGCGCCGTCAATCGCGTCGTCTACATGGCGCCCAGGCACAGAGGCTGGGGCTCTCTGGAGCTCCTGGACGACAGCGAACGAAGGCTCAAGGACCTCGGTGTCCAGATGGTGATCTATGTCGTCAAGGAGCCCAATTCGACAGATGGTCGCCGCTCCGCTAATCTGGCTTCTCTCCTGGTTCGTCGGGGCTGCGATCCCTATGAGCGGCATTTTTCGAAGGTCTTGAAATAGCCATGGGCGGCAGTACGCAGCAAGCACCGCAGGCTTACCAACCGGCTAACCAGGCCGGAGCGGATCAGAGTTATCAAGCGGGCGCGAGCCAGCTTTCGTCCGCCGGGCAGGGCTTGGCTTCGACGGTGACGCCGCAGCTGGCGTCTATCGCGTCCAACGTCCAGAGCAACCCCTACTACGGCCAGGCCCTGACCGGCGCCCAAGGCGCGGCCAACGTGGCGACGTCGCAAGTGGCGCCGCAGCAGTTGTCCTCGGCCGCCAGTTTGCAGAATCTGTCCCAAGGCGCTTCGGCGTTGGCGCCTTATCTGTCGCAAGTGCCCGCCAGCTACACCGGGATTACATCCAACCCGGAACTCATGGCCGGGTTGCAGACGCTGCAGACCGCCTACGATCCGCAGAGCACGCTGTACAATCAGCAGTACCAGCAGCAGCAGGACCAGCAGAACGCGATCAACGCCATGAGCGGGGTGGCAGGAACGCCATATGGCGCAGGCGTCGCCGGACAGGCCTCGCAGAACTTCAACACCAACTGGCAGAACCAGCAGCTGCAGCGGCAAGTGACTGGCCTAGGAGCGTATGACAGCGCGGCGACCACGGCGGCGAATAACATCGCGGCGCTGACCGGGGCTTCCGCGAACAACTACAGCACCCTGGCGAACACGGCGGGGAGCGCGGCGACCACGTCGTCGAACCTGGGCACGGCCGGCCTGAACACCATGGCGACCGCCGCGCAGCTTCCGTACGATCTGTATCTACAGCAGCAGCAAGCGGGGTTGTCGGCTCTGGGCCAGCAGATCCAAGGGACGAACAGCGCCAATGCCTTGACGCAGCAAGGTGTGGCCGATCAGGGCGCCTATCTGAATATCGGTCAGGGCGCGACGGGGCTCAACCAGAGCGCAGCCCAAATCAACAACCAAGCCGCGCAAGCGTCTTCGGCGGGCCTGGGAAGTCTGTTCGGGGACATCACCGGCATGTTCCATTTCGGAAACCCACTAGCCCCCTCTGCGACGTAGGACGAACAGATGGATTGGGGCTCGTTCGCAGGAGGGGTAGGCCAAGGGCTCGAACAGGGCCAGCAGATGCGTGCGCGCCAGATCGCCATGCAGGACCAACTGCGCCATCAAGCCGCGCATCAGGCCGCATCGAACGTGCTGCAGTCCCTGGTCGCTGCGGGTCCGGACGCCGGAGCCACGTCGCCGACCGCCGTCCCGCCGCAACCGACACCCGCCGTTCCTCCGGGCGGTCCGCCTGGCGCGCAGCCTATGCCACCGGCGGGTCCCGCGCCGATGGCCGGCCCTGCCCCTGGCGGACCGCCGCAGGCCGTTCCGATGCCCGGCGCGCAGCTCATGCCCCAGGCCGCCGCCCCGCCGCCTGCACCGGCTCCCCTGCCGGCCGGACCCCCGCAAGGCGGCCCCGGCGGCGCAGCGCCTCCCGGCCCGGCAGGACCGGCCGTGTCGGGACCGGCGGCCGGCTCTACCGGGGACGTGTGGGTGGACAGCAAGAAGACGCTCCAGAGCGCGGCGCGCTGGGTCGCGCAAGCCAACCCCGGCCGCAAGTGGAAGCCGGGTGAACTGCTGGACGCCGTCAACGAGGTGATCGAGACCATGAACGGTCTGAACCCGATGGAGAAGATCGCAGCCCAGGCTCAGATCGCCGGGGCGAAGGCGCAGCATGACTGGTACACCGCCGAGACGCAGCGCCTGTCGGAGCAAGAACGGGAGACGAAGGACAAGACGGCGCATTCGGACCGGCTGACGGCGCTCGACGCTGCGGCGAAGCGCGTCAAGATGCAGTCCGACACCAAACTCAAGGCCGTCGCCGCGCAGGACCTCATGCGGATGCAGGTCGCCGAACTGGCGCAGGCCGGTCAGGATGAGCGCCAGGGGAAACTCCTGGATTTCCGCCAGCAGGCTCTCGACGCCGGTCTGGACGAAAAGACCTGGCAGACCCTGGTCCAGGCCGGCCTCAAGGAGCAAGGCATGTCGGACGCCTTCGCCGGCCGCGTGTTCTCGGCGCAGGCCCGGAGCGCGGGCCAAGCGACGGCGCCTCCGACTCGTCAGCGTGTGGGCGCCGCTCCGCCCCCGCCGAAGCGTGGCGCCGCCCCTACCGCCGGACCGAAGGTGGATCCGGTCAAGGAGAAGGCCGAGGCGCTGTCGCACATCCGGGCCGGAGCCGATCCCGCCCAGGTGCGCGACATCTACAAGCAGAGGACCGGACAACCGGCTGACTTCTGATGGCGGACGATCCGTACGCCGCGGCCTACGTCAAGACGCCCTCCCCTGCCAAGCCTGCTGCAACGGACCCCTACGCAGCCGCCTACACCCAGGCTCCGGCCGCACCGGCTGCGAGCGATCCATACGCAGCCGCCTACACCCAGGCTCCGGCCGCACCGGCTGCGAGCGATCCATACGCCTCGGCGTACGCCAAGCCTCCCGCTGCAGCATCCCCGCCGGCCGCGCAAGCGGCGCCCACGCGCCCGGCCAAGCCCGGCGAAGACCTTCCCGTGGTCGGGCATCTGGTCCGGAACCTGAACGACGTGGCGGCCGAGCGCACCGCGGCGCTGAAGCACGACGTCACGACCAAGCCGCAGCACGGGATGCCCCTGCGGGTCGCCAAGACCGCCGTCGACGTCGCGGGCTACGCCCTGGGCCCGATCGATGCCGCGGCACGCACGGTGGTCGGCGAACCCGTGGCGGTCGGCGCCGCAGCGATCGACAAGGCGATAGGCAAGGGCACGTCTCCCGAGCTCCAGGAGCGCGTCAAGAAGAACATCGGAGACGTAGCCTCCATGGCCTTTCCGCTCGATGCGGTCGGCAAGGCCACGGGCGTCGCGGAGAAAGTCCCTGCGGCGTTCAAGGTTCTGGAGAAGATCGCGTCCCCCGCCACCGTTAACGACGAGGCCAAGGCCGCGGCGAACATGCACCGCCATATCCTAGGGAAGCGCGGCATCGAAGCGGACAAGGCGGCCTACAATCTGGGCAAGCACCAGCGCATCGTCGGCAACGCCTCCCCAGAAGACCAGCGCCGGATCATCCAGTACGTGGAGAACCGGTCCAAGGGCGGCGTGTCGCTGCCCGAACGGTTCAAGCCGGCCGCCGACGCCATCCGGACCGTGGCCGAGGGATACCGCAAGCAGATCGAGTACGTGCTGGGCAAGGACGGCCCGAGCTTCGTGCAGGACTACTACGCCCGGATGTGGAAGCAGAAGCCCGACGAAGTGGTCCGGGCGATGTCCAAGCAGGGATCTGGAAAGAGCCTGAAGGCCCGCTCTCTGCCGACCTATGAGGACGGGCTGAAGGCCGGTCTCACGCCCGTCCACGCCAATCCGCTAGACGCCATGACCGCCTACAGCGAGAACATGGGCCGATTCCTGGCGACGCACGAAATCCTTGACGGGATGAAGTCCGAGAAGGCCATCGGCGCCAAGTTCTTCGCCCCAGGCAAGCAGCCCGAGGGATGGGTTCCGTTGAACGGGGTTAAGACCCGCACGCCCGAGCGCCTGATCGTGCAGAAGGGGAAGGGTACGATCGGCCGCCAGGGCGAGCAGGTCATGTACGCCCCGGAAGGCGCGGCGCGCGTCTACAACAACTACATCTCCAAGGGGCTTGAGAGCAGCGACACGGCCGGCGGGATTTACCGCGGCGCGCGGGCGGCGGCGAACGGCCTGGTGCAACTGAAGCTCGGGCTCAGCGCCTTCCACGGCGCGGTCATGGGCCAGGAGGGCATCATCTCCGAGATGGCGCGCGGGCTGAAGCAGGTCTCCCGCGGCGACGCCGGCGGGCTGAAGACCATGGCCGCATCGCCGGCCGCCCCGATCTCGACCTACCGCCGGGGGTCGAAGATGGCCGACCAGATCCTGGGGAAGGCCGCTCCATCCGAGTTCGACGCCAAGCTGAACAAGATCTACGAGAAGACCGGCGCCCGCCTGGGCATGGATAAGATCTACGCCACCCGCGACAAAGCGTCGCTGTTCGCGTCGACGGTCCGCGGGACTCTTCTGCGGGACCTCGGGGACGCGCTGAAGGCGACCTACACCGGATCGGCCGGATCCCGAGCCAAGGGCGTCATCGACTTGGCCGGCAATCTGATCCAGTCCACCGCCGCCCCGCTGTTCGAGCACTACATCCCGAACGTCAAGCGCGGCGCGTGGGCGCAGCAGATGTCGGACTTCCTGAAGGCCAATCCGAACGCCTCGGAGGCCGAGCAGGTCGCCTACGGCCAGAAGCTCCAGGACACGATCGACAACCGGTTCGGCGAACTCGTCGTCAACAACAACTTCTGGAACAAGAGCGCCTACCAAGTCGCGCAGCTGCTGCTGCTGTCCCCGTCGTGGAACATCGGCACGGCGCGCGAGATCGGCGGCGGCATCATCGAGATCCCCAAGAGCCTGAAGGGTGTCGTCGAAGGCAAAGGCGTCACGGACAAGACCGCCTACGTCGCGGCCCTGGTGGGCACTACGATGCTGGAGAACGCCGTCGCCACGAAGCTGCACACCGGCCAGGACCCGGAGGGCGCCGACTTCTTCGCCTATCGCACCGGAGGGACGGATCCGGCCACGGGCAAGCCCGAGCGCGCCATGCTGCCGGGCTACATGAAGGACGTCCTGGCCTGGTCGCTTGAGGGGCCGGGCAAGGAGGCGGCGAACAAGCTGAACCCCGGCCTGCAAGCGGCGGCGTCCCTGCTGACGAACAAGGACTACAAGAACCAGCCGATCCGCGACATCAACGCGCCGGCCGAGACCCAGGCCGGGCAGGTCGCGGGCTACGCCGCCGAGCAGGCGTCGCCGATCGCCTTCGGCGAGAGCAGCAAGCCGAAGAAGGGCTCCAAGCTGTCCGGGCCGGAGCGGGCCCTGGCGATCCGGCCGGCTGCGCGGTACATCACGGACCCGCAGGGCGTGAAGGCCATGGAGGGGGAGGTCGCCCGCCGTGGATGGAATGCCAAGACGCGAACGGAGCAGCGCATGAAAGCCCGAGAGGCCGACCAGTGACCGGTTTGCGAACCTGCCGAATTTGCGGGGAAGAAAAACCTTTAGACAAAGACCACTTCCACTCGGCGGTAAAAGCTTACGTAGATGGATGGGACACGCAGTGTAAGCTGTGCAAAAACGCTTACGACAGGAATAGAGCCCGGACCTTCGGAAAAGATAAGGTCCGGGCTAACAACGCCAGGCATAAAGACAAGATACGGTCCGAGATGCTGGCGCAGTACGGGGGAGAGTGCGCGTGTTGTGGGGAGCGGACCCCCGAGTTCTTACAGGTGGATCACATACTAGGAGGCGGAACAGAGCATAGAAAGAAAATAAAAGGGTCTTCTTTCGCCCCTTGGCTAAAGAAAAACGGGTGGCCTAAAGATCGTTTTCGTCTTCTTTTCT